ATACGTTTAGTTTGTAACTTTTTTATTACACCGTCAATAGACTGTAAGCTTTCACGATTTTTTATGTCAGCTATAAAGGGAACTTCACCTTCGTATCCTACTACTGGCTCACCACCCTCCACAAAAGGCTCAGAGAAGCAAGCCATACCCATGTAAACTTTAACACGATTGACGCTACGTATAATATCTTTTGTAGCTTCAGGTAAACCGTTGAAGTCTTTGATGTAGCCTGTAGGTCTACCTAAATTAAACGTACCCAAAGTATCTTTTAAGTCTGCATTTAGATTAGTTGACATTACAGTTCTGTGAAACATACTGTTTTCACTGTCCCACTTCTGCCATCGCTGTCTTTGCGTAAAGATACGCAACTCTATTTCACGAGAGTAGAATACCTCTTCATCTCTTTTAATCTTAAACACTGGTGAGTTTGCTACTTTACCATCAACAGCCTCTTGAATAACAGTCGATGTGATCCTGTATAAATTAGAACTACCTCCACTGCCCTCTGCAGTGCTGCCAAAACCCATAGCATCAGCCAGGTTCATGTTGTCTACACTCAGTGCAACTTCTGTACTCATATTGTTTTCCTTTCAATATTAAAAGAGTCTTAGTTATACCACTAAACGTCCTTGATGTCAAGCCAATTCTTACCTATTTTAGCTTCTAATAACAACGGAACGTTTATTTTTATTCCATACGCTTCCTCCACTATACTATTAAGATCATTGTTTAGTGTATCTATCATCGCAATCACGTAGTCTTTCTCGTTTGGGTGTACATCTACTACCACAGAATCGTGTACGCTATTAACTATACCTGACTGTAGCTTCTCTAATCTAGCATCCAGTTCTATCAAGACAAGCGGCACTACATCACCTGTAGCGAAACCCTGAACAGGATAGTTCTTTATCATAGTGAAGTGAGACACACTACCGTTTGCTCTGCGTGTAACGTCAGGGAAAGCGTACTGCCTACCACTTACGTTAGTTATCTTTTGAAAGCGTAACGCCTCGTTGCCTAGATCTGTGTGCCACTTAGCTATGCCTTTGTACTTCTCTACGAAGTGCTTGTAGTACGCTGCCTCTGCATTGCTTCTGCCGTACCCTGTAGCCCCAAAGAGAGGTGCAAACGTGTGAGCCTTTGCCTCTTGCCTAGTTGTAGGTTGACCTGCATCAGTGATGATCTTTGCTGTGTAACTGTGCACGTCAAACCCTGTGTCTATCTCTTGCATGGCTGTCTCATCTTGTGCAAGGAACGCTGCTGTACGAAACTCAAGCTGGGCAAAGTCAGCCTCTAAAATGTGACCGTCAGTCCAGCGAGAGATAAACACACGCTTTACAGGGAAGGTTCCTCCTCTTGGCATGTTTTGCATGTTGGGTTTTCGTCCAGAAAATCTACCTGTACTGGTGATATGCTGGGTAAGACCGACATGGAGGAGTCCATCTTGCTTAGTGTAGGTGGAAATACCATCGACAAAACTACTGAGATAACTACTAACAGCAGACAACCTTTTAACGCCCGTGATAAACTCTTCTGCATCTTTCATTTCACCTTTCTTTGCAACGTGGTTGATCATATCTAGTCTATCTTTACCTGTGCTAAAACCATTAGCACTAATCCAAGACTTGTTTGGTGCTCTAAACTGTAATCCTGCAGCGTGTGATAGTTCACGTAGATGGTATCCTTTACCGTCACACTCTTTACATTTAGTAGGTTTGGCATACTTTGTGCCATCTTTCCTTACTTTAAACACTTTCCCCTTACCTGTGCAGCTAGAACATATGACAGCGTATGTCTTGAGTATCATGTCACTGTTCTTTTCTACTGTATCTTTAAACTCCTCTGGTGTACTTACGTGTTCAAACAAGTCAGCCCACTCTTTTTTATTGTGCACCCTTCTACCAAAGATTACTTGAGACAACTGCTCTGGAGAGTTTAGATTTATGGGTGTGTCACCCATTAGTTCTCGCACCTTTTTTTGCAACCTGTATTCGATTTCGTTGCGCTCTCGTTGGAACTCATCACGGACATGTTCGAGGGCGGTAGTATCCACCCTGAATCCACGCATGTACATTTTTGCGAGGGACTTGCAGGTACGGAAGGTAATGTTTCTGACGTTATATAAGGAAGTTGAGGCAGGGTCTTTATAATCTTCTTCGATTGCTTTGTACAACTCGCCAGTACTATGCAGATCGCAAGAAAGATAATGGCTAAGTTCACCCAAGGGAATTTCATTTGTGTTGTATCCTTTCTTGTAGTATGACTTTAGCGTATCATCCTTTTGATATTCTAACTGTCTGCGCTGGGCGCACTGCTCTAAACTTAGCGGTTCTTTCTGTCCACGTTGCAATAGATACTCAGCAAGCATAGTGTCGTAGATATCACCATCGTAAGTAAACCCACTAGACCACAACCAAGATAGATCGTACTGTAAGTTGTGTCCTATCAATAGAGTTGTAGAGTCGAGCCATCTTTGTAGTCTGCACTTGTTGTCTTTCGTATCGTTTCTTTCTTGATGGTCAAAGCAAAGCAGAGACTTCTGTTGTGTGTCAAGACACAGCACACCCACTTGTGTAAGCGTATTGCTAGGTTCAAAGGGATCGTTGTGTATCTTGCCATCACGTAAAGTGATAGAGTTTTCTACATCAAGAACTCTTTTCATGCTGTGTACCTTGATCTATCACCATCTAACTCACAGTGCACAACACCATGCCATCCACCCCGTAGTTTGTTTTTAGCTATGTTCAAGTGTCTCTGTGCATCTTGTTCATCCTGGCCTTCTACTTGTGGATTCTTGGAAATCAAGATCATCAAGTCACACTCTGCTGCCTTGCCTGTCTTACTACCCTCCATCATAGATTGATCTACGTAGACTTTACCTTCAGCATCAGCAGACAGTTGTGACATCCAGATGATAGCACAGTCGTACTGCTTCGCTATGTTACGTGCGTGTATCGCTGCGTCTTTGAGGTACACATGAGAGTCAGCACTACCTTTACTGGCAAACTTATCACCCATGTCTAGCACTAAGACATCAGGCTGATAAGCTTTAACTACAGCCTCAACCCAGCGCATATCTTTACCTGTGCTATCTTTGATCTTGATGTTATCGTGCACAGGTTTGTATCTAGTTGCAGCTAGTGCATAGTTACCTTTAACTTCATCCATAGACATGTTAGATGCAGCACTTAGATACCTTGCACCTACACGATCATAGGACTCCTCGTTACATAAAACTATACACTTAGCACCCTGCCTAGCAAACCCATCTTCAGAGGCTATGATCGAAGCATGAAAGGATGTCTTGCCTGTATTTGGTCTTGCACCTACCAAAACTAAATGCCCACCTGACACACCTTCTATGCGTCTTTGCAAAGATGATATGTTAAACTTCCATTTAGCTTGAACGTCAGCCTTCTCTAGTAGTGTGTCAATAGATATGTCACCCCAATCAATCTTGAGGTTAGGCATGAAGTCATCTTGATAGTCTTCTATTATCTTACGCACAGGCTCCAGTGTATTCTCTACACCGTTGACATACTTAACGCCTAAGTTAGCTATCTCCTCTCCTACCAACTTTTGAAACATATTACCCATGACTTCCTGTGCAATGTCAGGCGACATAGGTTCTGCTCTGTTTATCTTCTTGAACAACTCTCTGTACGAATCTTTGTTAGCTGTAGTCAAGACGTTATGTGTGAAGAATAAGCCTTCTAGTTCTGCTGGTGTTATGCTCCTCTCGTATGTCTCCATAGCGTAATCTAAAGTTCTTTTGATACCACGCAAGTCTTTACTGAAAAGGTTATCAGGTGTTCTGATACCTTTGTTATTCTCATAGAACTCCTTATCCATGAGGGTTCTTATTAATGCTAACTCCATTATTCCTCCATCAAACAAAACTCACACCACGTATTAGGTGTAGGACAACCACAGCTAACGCATAAGTTAAAGCCAAGTGTGTTGTACGCTTCTCTCTCCTTTGCTCTTTGTCTCTCCTCTTTTGTCATAGGGCGTATATCTTTTAAGATTTTCTTAAAACTATCCTTTTCCATTACGCTCTTGAGCCTCTAAGTGCAAAGAATAAACCACCTACCCAAAGCAGAACATGTAAGTTGTCATACAACAGCACATCCATTAAACTATCAGGCTCTCCTATCCATATAACACCTGTCATAATACAGCATATAACTAACCCACTGAACCTAGTTACCATGTCTTCTACCCAAGGCCTATCTAAATGTAAGTACGAGAAAGTTAGTAGACCTCCAAGTATTAATCCTATACCTGCACCAAGCTCACCATAAGCTGCAAACCACCAAACTATGTACGGTAATTCAAATGCTTCAGCATCATCAACACTTATAGGTAACTTAGATAAGCCTTGCTGTATAAATATGATAGCTAAAGGTATTCTCAACAACCAGTGAGATAGACAGAACTCAGGTATCATACTTAAAATTTTACTCATGCTCACCTCCAAACATCCTACCACTGGTTACATTATCAGTGGGTGTAATTTTAGAACGCTTGTTAGCTTCTCTGTAGGTCATGGCAGTAATGAATATACCACCTATAATTAAAGAGTGACCCATGCCACTAATAGCAAACCAAAACATATTACCAATCCACAATGCGAAGATTGCACTCCACATGTACGCTAGTATTTGAAAGACTGCATGTGCAGCCATTGGATCTAACCTCTGGATGTGACGTAAAGGAGAATCCTGTATAGTCATCACACTGTTCCATGCCTCTTTGAATAAATCAAATATGCTAACGACACTTAATGGAACAACTTTTAATTTGTTACTCATCTGTTATCCTTTTTGTTTAAGTTCATAGGTGAATACGCTTCACCGTTATACTGAGAGCCTGACTTGTCTGGGCCTGTTTCAACACCACTATTGCAACCAAAAACAACGATCATTAAAAATACAGTGCTGTAAATGAAAGCTCTTTTAGACCACAGAATAAACAAGTCAAAAGTTTTTTCTGCTTCTATTTGTGCTGCTTCTCTAGGCGTCAACCTTACCCTCCTGTTTATTCTTCAAACCTTGCAGTTCATTAAACTGATTTTCATCTATACAGTTTACCATCTCTACTGCACCAGGAAGCATACCGTTGTATGCAGTCATCAAACCGTGCACATAATTCATTATCTCTTTTCTGTCTAGCAAGGTAGCTCGACACTCAAGCTCTGTATTGTACACTGGATTTGTAAATACAAACGTATCTCTTGTTCCATCTTCGTTGTAAGACAGAAAGAAAACCATCACAAACCATTTCATCGTATCATACTCCAAACGCCTATATCAGGCCAAAATAAAAGATTAATTATTATTGGTACACCTAAGATTAGAAAGGCGCATATTAAGAAAGCAAGGAACGCTCCCTTAATGTGGTACTGTTGTTCACTCATATAGTTCACCTCCATCTCCGTACTCCCATATGTCATCTTGCTTTTTATTTTTAGACGCAGGTTGTATGCCTTTGAGCCTATCTATCCTATCGTAGGCTTGTCTTATTTTTTGTTGATACTTTCGTATCTCATCTTCTAAGTTCTCTATTTCACCACAAACACTCATGCTATTCTCCATTTACAGCTAAGTCTGTCTCTGCTAATATTAGTATAGCTTCCTCTCTTGTTATCTTAAACCACTCACCTTGTCGTTTACCGTAACGCTCTGCTATCTTGTGTGCTTGACGCTCTGCCTCTAGTCTATCTTTAAAGTAGATGTCGTAAACTAGAATGTAGTCACGCATAGGTGAGCTAGTTTGATAACCGTTTAGTCTATCGTTTGCATCTATAGCCATACCTATCTTTACCCAATCAGGCCAAGCAGGATTACAAATAGCGTAGACGTATCCTTTTTTTACTTGTTCATCCTTTTGTAGTGCAGTAAAAGCAGCGTCACCAAAAGATTTATATTTTCCTGGTTTATGTAAAGGATGATCTGATGGAATATATTTACCATTTACCCACATCCTATTAGCATTACTTTTTTTATTGTAATGCAATCCATAACAATCAGTACAATAAAATTTACCGACATCCCTATGACTACTAGCCCAATTTTTATACACAACTAGATCCACACCACACTTATTACAAGTGTTATTATCATCTAACACCTTTATCTCCTTTATGTTTTTCCTTACGCACTGGTTTAGGTTTTTTCTTATCAGGTATAACTCGCTGTTTGTACTTAGGTTGCCGCAAGTCTTTAGCCATAGGGTTCTGTTTATTCAATCGCTCCATCTATCAGAATCCTTAAATTAGTTATATCTTTCTTACGTTCATACTTGATGTCATCCTCAACGTGCAACACCCAAGCAGGTAAGTCCGTCCAGAGTTGTATCTTTTTACTGAACTCCATGCTCTTACTTAGTGCATCAGGATCTAATGCAACCAGACAATATGACGCATGGTCACTTATATCAGCTAGGTGATCATCTGTCAAGCTAGTGCCAAGTATAGCAAAACCTGTAGTTCCTGGCATACGTTTAGCTACAGTGATAGCGCTGATAACATCTTCGACTATAACGTATACACCGTTGGGTTCACCTATAC